CTTTCGAGCACGACCCCAGACCGTCCAGCCGACCCATCCACAGGCGCAGAGGTACTTGCGCCCGGCAAACTGATCGCTGGCGAACACCCTCATGTTCTTGTAGAGGTCACGGGATGGTTCGTCGGTCACGTCGTCACCTTCCGTTCGTCGAGTAGTTCCTGGCACCGGTAGCAGAGGTCGACGCTGGGTGGCGAGTCGGGGACACGCCAGCCGCCGAAGCCACCCCACGCACCGCAGATCGACCGGCGGGTGCCGGCCTCGAAGTAGTGGGCGCTGAGGGCGTAGGTGGGCCATCCCCAGCCGGCCACGAACACGTCGTCAGCGGTCATCGCTGCGCCACCGCCTCTTCGTGGGCGGCGAGGGCCATCACGACGCCAGGGTCTCGGTAGCCGGGGCGGGTGAACCGATCGTCGCCGTAACCGTGACGGTTCAACTCGGCGGCCAGTCGGTCGGCGTCTGCCTCGGCGTCCGCCAGCCGACGAGTCAGATCCTCCACGGCGTTGGCAAGGGTGAACACCCACCGGTCGGTGTAGTAGCGAAACCAGAATTCTTCGGTGCACGTCCAGCCATAGGGTTCGAGGGCGGCGGCGAGTTGTGCTTCCCCTGCGTTCTTAATGGCGTGCATCAGTCGGGGGTCAGTTTCACGATGAACCACACGACAATGACGAGTATCGCAGTGATGAGCATGATCTGGCCGTACTCCAGTGCGGTAAGGGTGGCGGTCATCATCCCTCCCGTAGCGCAGCCAGTGCGGCGGCGATCTCAGTGAGCAGTTGAATGATCTTATCCAGCTTCTCGTGCAACTCGGCCTCGGCGCTCATCGTTGGCCTTTCTCTGCGAAGACAGGAAGCCGCTGAACGACTCCGTTCTCAGGAGTGATGAAGAACATGGCCTGCTGTGGGCGCTCGAAGCCGAATCCGCCGTCCTTGGCGTACTCGTCGTAACCCTTCAGCGAGCCGTTCACCACGAAGTCCTGGCCCCAAAGCAGTTGGTGCCAGTGTCCGATGAGCGCCAGATCGAAAGGCTTACCGACCGCCCCGTAGAAGGCGTGCCGGCGTAGGAGCCACTTCAAGAGGCTCGGATAGAGCCCGCCGACCCCGCCGGCTGAGCGGAACGAGTCGCCGTGCGAAAGCAACAAGGTGGTGTCATACACCTTCATCTGTTGCTCGGCCGAGGTGCTGATCTGGAAGGTGATGCGAGGATCGTCCCGCACCGTGTCGGCGAGCCAGTTGTAAATGATCCAAGCGTTCGAGGACTCAGCCCGCTTCTTCTTCGGCGTTTGCTTGTAGGTACGGTCGTGGTTGCCGTCCACGGTCGGTACATGGACCGCCCCGAACTCGTCAGCCAAGTACCTTAGCGCCGAGGCCAGGGCGGGCATCCAGTGGACGATGGTTGCTGGCACCGGCGCAGCATTGGTCCGGGCCAACTCGTCGTGGATGTCGCCTGTGATGATGTCGCCGAGCAGGGGCACGATGATCCCCTGAAGTGACACCCCGTTCACGTAGTTCTTCGCCAAGTCCGCCGCCCCGTTGACGATGCGCTCCAGCCTGCCGTGGGCTATGTCCCGGTCGTAGGCGTTTACACCGTCCATCTCGTCCAGGTCGACCACCTCGTCGAGGTGAAGGTCGCTTAGCATGAGCACTGGCGTGGCGACGTGAACTTGCTTCGACTTGGGTTTGGCGATCCAGGCCACTGGCCGAAGGTCGGCCGCACGCACGTAGGCGTATCGTTCAAGCCTGGCGTTGAGCCGCTCGACTTCCTGCTCAGAATGGCCTAGCTCACGACGAAGACGCTTGATCTCGTTCCAGCGCTCGTCAGCGGTGGCCGTGGCCGTGGCGAGAGACCGAACGGTCTTCGCCATAATGTCGTCAGTCATCTCCCCGCACCTTACTGCGGTCGTCGGTGCCCAGCCCACGGATGCTGAACGTGGCGAGGGCAAGGGCGTGCCAGGTGACGGCGATGATATGCCGGCTATCGGTCTCCCCGTCCCAGTCCTCTCGGTCCATGAACTGCGCCAGGTGGCGCCCGAGGGCGGCGATGGACAGGCTCCAGGGGTAGCCCTTCTCCCAGTTCCGGTCCTCGTATTTCTCGGAGCCGGCACCGTACAACTCGGCCAACTCCCAAAGAGCGTCCGGCGGAATGAGATCGAAGCGGGCCAGCTTGGAGCCTTTCTCACCGCCGGTGTCTGGATCCGTGAACCGCACCTCGCCCGGGGCGTAGCCATCGGTCCACGTGCTGGACCAGAGGATATCTTCCTCTTGACCGGGCGGCAACGAGTTCTGCATAACCCTTAGCGCCCGAGCCTCGTACTCAGGCTGGCCGTAGAGATAAGGTGCGAGCAGGCGATCGCCTGGGCAGTAGTAGAGGACCTCCAGCCCGCACGCCTTGGCCGCAGCCAACTCGGTCGCCACGCCCGAGGACTGCTCCCAACCGGGCAAGAGCACGACGGCATCCGACTCAGTGATCCGGGCCAGGTCCCAGCGCAGCGCCTTCTCCAGGTTGAAACGAGGCAAGCCCTCAATATCGCCCTCGTCGTAACCGGGATCATCCACCGAGACAGTGCCCGTATTGAGGTCATGCGCCGCCGGGTTATGCACGTGCCAGCCTTCGCCAACGAGGTAGTGCTGGGCCTGGAAGAACAGCGGAAAGTTGAACTCCGGGATTCCCCGCATCGGACCGGCGATGTAGCACGAGCGGCCTACCGTAGAGCAAGACGGCTCAGGTTGGTATAGGCCGGTGTAGTACTTCACCCTGGTGCCGGAATGGGTCTCGGTACCGATCATGATGTCTCCTTGTGGAGTAGCCCGGCAGCGCCGGGGGAGTCGGGCGTGTAAACGGGCCGGCCGACGACGCCTCGAACGACGAAGGCGCCGACCTTGATGTGATCGGCTGCCTTACGCAGCCAAGCGACGTCTTCGTGCAGCAGGCCGATCGTGGTGTTGCAGTAGGCGCACAGCAGCCCCCTGACGGCGCCGGTCTTATGGTGGTGGTCGACCTGCGGGGGCCGGCCAGGGCGGAAGCGCTTGCCGCAAATCCGGCAGCGGCCGTTCTGCTTCAGGAAGATGAGATCGGCCTCCAACTCGGTGAGTCCGTAGGCGGCGTGCTGGGTGACCTTCATGCGGACCTCCATTGCTTGCCCTCGAACCGGAGGGGAAGGCTGAACGGGTTGACATCGACCAGGATAGCGTTGAGCAGGTCGAGGACCACCGTGCCGAGACCGGGCTCCAATTCCATGACGAACGAGTCGTGAACCTCCAGCAGCAACTCGCCCGGCCTAGCCCGCTCGTACTCGACCAGCACGTCGCCCATCACCGTGCCGACCCCGCCCTGGACGAGCGAGTTGAGCACGGCGTAGTCAGGCACCTGGCCGAAGCGGGAGTTGACGTGCCGATATCGGCCTGGCGTGGTAAGCGGCACCTTGCCTACTCGCTTGGCTGTACGGCCAACGATCTTGGTCGCCCGGTGGTAGCCGGCGAACATCTCCTTATGGGCGGTCAGGATCTCCTCGGCGACCTTGGCCGCCTCCTTGGGACCGAGGCCGGCCTTGGCGCAGAAACGGGCGATCTGCTCGATGCCTGCGCCGTAGGGGATGCCGTAGTTCACGTTCTTCGAGAGGGTGTAGAAGCGGCTGGCATGGTCCTTCGTGCCGAACAACTTGAAGGCCATCTCCTCGTGCATGTTCCGGCCTTCCACAAGAATCGCAGTCAGGGCCGGATCCTTGGTGATTGCTGCGCCTACCCACAGTTCCGCCGAGGCCAGGTCGTACTCCCACAGTTCCAGCCCGTGCGCCGGCCGGAATGACTCCCGGACGCCGGGCAACGTGGACTCCTTCGGGATCTGTTGGAGGTTGGGCAGCGAACACGCCCGCCGGCCGGTGACGGTGCCCACTGGATTGAACTCCGGGTGGATTCGCCCGTCCATTGAGGTGCGGTCGTATTCAAACAGCGGCTTCACGTAGGAGTTGAGCGCTTTCAGCATCCGCCGGTGCTCCAGCACGTCCTCGATCACCGGGTGGGCAGGCAACAGTTCGAGAGCGTTGCGGGCGGTCGAAGGCACGCCGGTCTTGGGCGAAGATTCCAGCACCGGTAGGCCCAGGTCCGTGTAAACGAGGCGGATGATCTCGGAGGTTCGACCCAGTTCGTAGTCGGGGTACTTGGCCTGGATTCGATCGGCGGCGATCCGGTACTCCCGGCCGGCCCGCTCCAGACGCTCCGGGTCGAGGGTGATCCCCCGTTGGCGCATCCGGTACAACACCTCCTGAATCCGCATCTCCCGAGCCATCGTGGTCGTCCACGTCGTGCCGAAATATTCGGCCAGAGCGTACGTATCGGTCGCATCGGTGCCGGCGTAGGGCGCCATTTCCTCCGGATACAGGTCACCCCAGGAGAGATCCCTTGCAGCACTCCTAGCTTTCGGCTGGACCCACTTCATAACGGGCATCTCAGGATACTCGGCCTTGATCCGGTCCTTCATCTCCGTGACAGTCGGCCGTCCCATGATCTCGGCCAGGGCCTTCTTCTCGGCCCGGCTGTTGCCGCCGAGGTACAGGTCGGACAGATCCTTCAGCCCCTTGGGCCGATTCTCGTCGTCCAGCCACGCCCGAGTGATGGTGTCGTTCGTGTTCCACCGGTGCTTGAAGCCCGTGTCGTGCTCCAGAATCGCCCAGTCGTACTGGGCATGGTGCATATCGTGTCGAGACCGGGTGCCGTTGAGCGCCTCGATCACCCACCGCACGCCAGAGGGGTCGGCTTGTCGGCCCAGCCGATGGTTAACGGGGATGTAGTAGCCGTCAACGCCGAAGGAGATAGAGAGCCCGGACATCTCCGCCCCGTTCCAGGGCATGAACGTCCGGGGCTTGTCTCCGATCTTGCCGTCGCCTCGGTGGAAGGTCTCCGTGTCGATGGCGACGTGATCCGCTGGCCCTAGGCGAGAGATTTCCTGGGCGAGTGTTCCAAGTTCCTCGCTGTCTCGGAGAAGGTGAATCACGTCAGCACGATCTCCACGTCGGGCCTCGGGTCGTACCGGGCGATGGAAGCGGCAGTCTGGAGGACTTCCTCCCGAGGGAGCGGCTCCTCCAGGAGGATTTCGTTCAGGACGACGAGCGCACGAGCGATGGCCGTCGCCGAGGCGCCTTGCTTGCGCAACGCCCCGCCCACGGCGGCCAGGGTGTTGTTGCGCCGGCCCTCGCCGACACGATCCCACTCCTGGCTGACTCCGCTCGGGCCAGAACGAGCGGCAGGCAGCCAGGAGGGGTTGAAGGGTGCAGGCAGAATGGAGTGGAGTATTATCCGGTCGGGGGCGTCGGGCGCCACTATGTAGGAGCCTCGGCCGGCTCGAATGTCCACGCCAGGGAAGACGCCGACCGCCGGCCCCTCGGGGGAGCCGGGCGTATGCCGGTAGATCAGGTGCAGCCCCCTGGGTGTCCGCACCGTCAAGGTGCGATCCATCTCGGAGCCATAGGCGAGAGCCTCGTCACTGTCGAAGTCGACCACCACCAGGCCGTCGCAGCGCATGCCGTGCCAGTCGCCCGGCTTGTGCTCGACGCCCTGGTATTCCGGGGAGGACCAGCCGTTGACGGACGGGGTCTTCTCACCCGGTCGAAGTGGAATGTAAACAGGCACTACTCCTCCTCGGAGCCCTCCTAGACGGCGCCGCCGGCCGGGGGGAGGAGGGAACCCCCGGCCGGCGCTTCGCTCAGCCTAGCGGCCGAGGATTGACGACCTCGTTGAAGCCGTTCTTGATGTCGAGGTCGGCTGTGATGACCGTACCCCGCTGCTTGTTCAGCGCCTCGGCGGACAGACCGACCGGCTGGCCGGTCTCCGTGTCGATCCCGATGCCGATGGCCTCCAGGATCGCCACGGTGAAGCCCGTGCCCTTCCCGGAGCGCATGTAGCGCTTGACCACCTTCCGGCCCATGATGCCTTCGACGGGGGAGACCACCTCGAAGGTGAACTTCAGCATGGGCTTCCCCTCCTTCGACACGTCAGGCTCCCACGCCAGGAAACGCAGGTCGTAGACGCCCTTCGGCACGGGCTTGATCATCTCGGACAGGTCGAGGGTCATATCCTCGACGCTGGCCTGAGCGGCGGCGATGAGCGCCTCGTAGTCGTCACCCTCGGCGATGCCGAGATCCTCCTCGACCTCCTCGGGGGCAACGCCCTCGTCGTCGGTCATATCCTCGGGCTTGGGATTCCGAGCGGTCATTGGTCTGCCTTTCTGGCCGTGGCGGCCGGTTGGGTGGGCTTGGTGTAAGCCCGGGAGATGGCCTTCTTGATGTTGGGGATGGTCGGGTTGACCATGGATGACTTCAGCACCGAGCGCCAGCGGTTGGCCGTGCGCCGAGTTGGGTCGTCAGGCAACCAAGAAAGCACACGCTGCTCGGGCTTGCCTTCTACACGAACGATCTGATACTCGCCGTAAATGTTGGCCCAGTCTTCGACCTCCTTGCGGCTGGCTGCGTTCATGGCCGGGCCTCGCTTGTACTCGCCCTTCTGGGGGTCAGGCTGAAGCGTGTGGGCGAGGAGGATGATGTCCTTGCCCGAGCGAGCGAGGAGCAGGAGGAAGTCGTGCAGGGCCGTGGCCGCAGCCAGGTAGTCCCGCTGCTCGGCGACGCCCTGGCCGATGTTGACCATGCCGGCGCCGGGCTCCCGAGACTTCGAGGCCCAGGTCATGACCGACTGGCGAATCAGCCAGGCGTTGAGCGAGTCGACCTGGTCGATGACCCAGGTGTCACGGTCCCGGTCGTTGGACTTCATGGCGAAGTACAGCGAAGCCAGGTCGGGGTACTCGTCCGGCGTCCACTGGAGGGCGTCAAGATCCTCCGGGACCGCCTCGCCTTCAAGGCCGAAGTTGGTGTCAACGACGAGCGGGCGACTGGCCGTCAAGGCCAGGGCTGTCTTGCCTACACCCTTCTCGGCGTAGATGCACGCTCGGATAGGAGGCCGCTTGCGGACCACAGGGGTGGGTTCGTCCCGAAGGACAGGTACTCCAGTCATGGATCTCCATTCGACTGACGTAGGTGGGTCGGTACCCACGATGCTACCGCCCCCGGCAGGCGCCTCCGCACGTAGTATCGAGTGTGGCCGTTGTCCCCCACCTTGCGCTCAGGCGGCCCGTGAAGATCGAGCGTGCCGTCCGCCACGAATGCGTCGAGGACAATCCGGAGCGGCCCCGGCATGCAGGGGATGGCTTCACAAACCGCTGTCTGCGACGGTACTCGACCACCCTCTGGAACGTTGACGGCGAGCCAGCGCAAGACCTTGTGAGCGAGGGTGGTGTGATGTCGGCTCCAGCGGTCGCCCTCGTCAGGGATGGGCGGTACGGAGCGGCCGTTCTGTGTGCCGGCGATGAGGTCGAGCGGGTCTGCACCTTTCAGCCCGCCACGCTTCTCAATACTCCAGCGCTGCGCAGGCGTGAGACCGCCCCGGATACCCACCCTTTCGAGAGAATCCACGGCTAGTCCTTTCTCCTCGTGAAGTGCATGATCAGCACACTCGTAACGGACAGGACAAAGAGCGCAAACCGCTCGGGCAACAGCAACGCCGGCCGAGTTGGGGTTCCCATCGTCGTCCTCCGTGTCCTCGTAGAAGATGGCCGGCGGGGCGCCTCGACACGCTGCCCACTCCAGCCAGTCGAAGTCGTTTCGCCAGGCGTACGACCTCACAGCCTTTCCTGGCGTAGGCCGTACCAGCCGTCGCCCACAACGAACAGAATGGCGTCCGGGCCAAACTGGCCAAGAAGTTCTTCGTCACTCGGCGGCGAGTTCAGCGGCCAGTAACGGCACTCAACCGTGTCGGGAATCTGGTGGCCCTTCATTACTCCTCCTCGTCTTCGTCCATGGCGATGAAGCCGTAGTCCTCGCCGTCCGTGCCGAGCAGCTTGCCCCAGCACTCCGCCCGAGCGCCACACCAGCCGCAGTGCTGGCCGATGTTCGGGATGGGGATGCGATCACCGTGAGAAAGATTGGCTCGGCGCATGATGACTTCACGCACCACCTTAAGCGCCTGTTCGATCTGCTCGGGCGAACGATCCACCCAACGGCGGTCGAAGGACTCGGCCGGCGGACGCTCGATGCCCTCGCCAGCGGCCTTCATGACCTCGATGCTGTCCTTGGCGACAAGGCGCAGGTCCTTCTTCGTGATGGCCCGCTTGCCCTCCAACTCGACGGCGATTCGTTCCATCATCTCGGCTTGCGTCGGATAGGTCGGCTTCCAGCGCTGCGTGTAAACGCCCTCGAACATGACGCCGTGGACCGGCCGTTCGAGCAGCATCGAGGCGCCGTAGACATACAGCGTCTCCTGGAGCGAGACCTGAAGCAGCTTCAGCCGTTGCCTGCTACCGTAGGTCTTGTCTTCAACGACCCACAGCCGCCCCTGATCGTCCTCGCCGACGTGGTCGATGTGGAAGGTGAAGTCGACGCCGGGCACCGGGCTGGGGATGCGCCCCTCCAACTCGGTCGCCACGAGGTTGAGGCCAGTGCTGGCCTTCGGGTCGGTGCCGTAATGCGCCAGAAACCGTGATGCCAACCACTGGACGTGCTCGATCTCCTCGACGGTCATTCGCCGGCTGAGATCCACGCTCGGGGTCCATACCGTCCATGCCGGCCCGCCGGGCTGCCAAATGAAAGCACCGTCCCACCAGTAGCCGAGGAACTCGTGGAAAGCGGTACCCCGACGCAAGCCTTCACCGTCGTCGCCCTCCTCAACCCGGCCGTAGAAGGCGCCCCACTTCTCCTCGCACTGGGCGAGGGTGGACACTTCAGAGAATCCGATTGTGTCGTTCATGATGTCAGCCTCCAAACGAGAACTTGGCCGTCAGCCCGCTCAGGCCAGGCCGACCCGAAGGGTGGGTAGGTCCAGTCAATCTCAGCGCCGGTCGCCTCCTCCTGCTCGCACTCGTACCCCCAGTTGCCGACGACAGGGACGTCGTCGAACTCCTCGGGGATGGAAGCCAGGGCCTTCTTCAACTGTCCAACGTTCATGCGTTGCCCTTCACTAGGTCCTGCCAGGGCTTCCCGGTCAGGAGTTCCTTGACGTCACGCTGCTCGGCGTTGGCCTTGGCGATCACCTGATCGTAGGTGTCCGCAGCGGCAATCACCCAGACATTCACGGCGCCGGTCTGCCCCGAGCGGTACAGCCTACCGATGGCCTGGCGGTTGACGTCGTAGACGTCGTCCAGGTCGACGAAGATCATGTCCCGGCTGGTGCCCTGGAGTCCATCAACGCCGGTGCCGAGAGCGGCGATCGTGCCGACGAGAGCCGGCGAGCGGCCGGCGACGAAGTCAAGTCGGGCGTCTTCCCGAGCCTCCGGCCGCATGCCGCCCGTGTAAACACGAGAGTCGTCGATGGCCTCGGCGATGCGGTGAGCGGTCGCCCGGTACTTGGTCAGAATGACTACCGGCCGGCCGATGTCCTCGGCCAGGTCGACGGCCGCCTTGGCCTTAGAACCCAGGCCCTTGTCGGGCAGCAGGCCGCCCCAGTCCGAGCCGAGTTGCAGGAGCCGGGTACGCTTGGCGATCTCCAGGTCGGCCACCTCGATGCCCTCGGCGAAGGTCTCCTCGGTCCAGCCGTGCTTCGCCATCTGGTCGTACTGCCGACGCTCGGCCGGCGTCAACTCGATGCGCAAGGTTGACACGATCGGCTCGTCACCTAGCTCGGGCAGGAGGTAGGCCAGCGGCCGAATGAGTAGGCGCCCGAGCAGTTGCGCACGGACGGTTTCCTCGGCCCCCGGCCGCAGCTTGCCGACGACCCGCACTGGCCGAGGACTCGTGCCGAAATGCCGCAGGGCGACGTAGAAGTGCTCCTCAGCCCAACGCCAGTACGAGGGGTATGCCCGGTGGTCGATCATGTTGAGCATCGACCAGAGTTCCTCGGCCCGATTCATCACGGGTGTGCCGGTGATGTGAGTCAGGTATCGGGCTTTGCGGGCGAGTCCTGCTACGGCCAGGGTGGTCTGCGTGCGCCGACCCTTGATTCGGTGTGCCTCGTCGAGAATCAACTGGGCGAACGCAGCGTGCTTCAGAATGTCGGCGTCTCTGCGCACGGCCTCGTAGTTAGTCACCAGGGCGCCGCCGTTGTCCAGCCACGACTCGATGGCGACTCGGCGCTGCTTCAGCGTGTGCGAGCCCCGGTACATGGCGACGGGGTAGCCGGGTGTAAACGCCTCAGCTTCACTGGTCCAGTGAAGTAGGACGTTCGCCGGCACAACGATGAGCGTACGGTCGCCGGTGCGTGCCGCCAGGCTGAGCCCTACGGCCGTCTTGCCGGTGCCCGGCGGATCACCGTAGATGCAACGGCCCCCCTCGATGAGGAAGTGCAGAGCCTCCAATTGGGTAGGCCGAAGTGCGGTCACCGGGCGCCTCCTTCAAGTTGGTGGCGGGAGGGGGACTCGAACCCACCGGCTCCGGGGATATGAACCCCAGGCCATCTGACCTGATTCCCGCACGACTGCGTATCAGTGTACCCCCCGTGGGACTCGAACCCACATCCCCGGTTGTTGAGACCGGTGGCTCTGCCGTTGGCCTAGGGGGGCAAGTGCAGAACCGGGCGCTGTGTGGCCCTCTACGGAATCTGCGTCCGGTTGTACCGGCCGGGCGTCTGCGCCAGCGGGCGGTACCTTCCTACAGGACTGAGGGCTCGTTGGCCGCTAGGAGGTCAAGGACTTCCTGGGCCGTGGCGTCGCCCTCGCCGGCCAACTGCTTCAGGGCCACGACTTCGGCCCTAGCGGCGACCTCGACGGCCTTCTGCGCCCCCTCGGGGAAGGCGGGGGACACAAACTGGCGCACGAGCGCCAGAAGCACGGTACCTACAGCGCCGACCACGGTTGCCTCGGGAGGCAGCGTCTCTAGGACGGTCAGGACGGCGGTGATAGCACCGAGGGCCACAGCCGTGGCCGCAGGCACCTCGTTCTTGACCCGCTTCAGGAAGGTGATGATCTGAGCAACACTCATGCTGACAGCCTACACACCGATGAGCCGGATGAGCAGACCCACCACCGTGCCGCCGATCAGGGCGCCGAAACCGGCCAGGGCGAGCGCCCGACCCTGAAGGCTGGCGACGAGCGACTCTTGCCGGGCCAGGCGCTTCTCCATGTCGCCAAACTGCTGATTGGTGGCCAACAGGGAAGTGAGTCCGTTCTCGTTGCGGCTCAGTCGTTCCTCGATGGCGGACACTTGCTGAGCAACGACGGTTCGCTCGGCGTACTTGCGAGCCTCGTCGGCCTGCTGCGCCCGGAACTCGTTGAGCAGGGCCAGACGCTTCTCGGTCGCCTCCCGCTCGGCCCCGGCCGCCATCGTCCCTGCCCGCTCGGCCTTGTCCACCGCCTCCTTGGCGGCCGTCATGGCGATCAGGACTCGGGCGTCACGGTCAAGGATCGTGTCGGTGAGCCGGCGATCGAGTTCGGCTAGGCGGGCGTCGAAGTGGTCTCGAAGGGAGACGTAGAGGTCGGTATTAGGTCCGTTGGGCATGATTAGCCCAGATTATCAGGGCACTGGATACTGAATAGGAGGCATGCGATCCCTCGCTTTCGCCTTTGCATCCAGTTCCTCCTGGGTGGTGAACTGCCCGGTATCGGGATCCCTCACCGGCTCTGAGGCGGGCTCATCGGGGGTGTCAGTTGCACCAGCGGCCTTCTCGGCCCGTTTCTTTGCAGCCTCAGCCTCTCGCTTGTCCCGAGCCGCCTTCGCAGCAGCTTCCTCCCTAGCCTTCTGTTTGTCCGACTTCGGGTTGAGACGAGACTGTGCCTTCATCACCCGCTCCCGAATAGCCGTCAGTTCCTCCTCCGAGTACACCCGGGGCGCACCCATGAAGCGAGTGAGGGCGTCCTTCAGGCCAGGGTCTTGGCCGTACACGTCCTGGCCGGTGATCGCCTGTTCGCCGAGCCGTACGAGCGGCACGTTGCGGATGGTCTCCAGGATGTCAGAGATCGGGTCGGTCTCCGGCATGGCTCCGCCGGTGGCGTTCATCTGGTACTGGTCGACGAAGCCGCCATCTGGCGCCCCAAGCATCGCTCGCACCATCGCTTCAACGAAGGGGTTGACGGCATCGGCGATCCCGTGGGGGGTAGTCAGCGAGCCAGCATCGAGGAAGGGGTTCCACGACCGAGTGTTGTAGCCCTGATCGCCAGCCAGCACGAGTCCTTCGTACGCACGGGGCAGTTGGCCGGCGAACTGGTCCTTCAGAAGTTCCTCGTGCATGACGCCCAACTGCATCATCACAGCGGTCGCTATCGTGTGGTCGGCGGGGAAGCGGGCGATCAACTTGACCATCCCCTTCTGCCAGGCGTAGAAGGGCAGCACAGAGCGGATGAAGCCTCGCTCCAACGGACCCAGGTCGCCGTAGTCGACCAGGGCGGCGTAGGCCCGCTTCAGGGCGGCCTCTCTCGTGGCGCCGGTGCGCATCGCTCGGTCCATGACGGCGGTACGAGAGAACTCGTCGACCACTTCGTTCAGGCGGGTCACCCGTGCCCGCAGTTCGGTGGCCGCCGGACGAACACCCTCCCGGCGAGCGGTCGAGCCGACGCCTCGATTCAGGATCGTGCCCTGGCCTCCCTCGAAGGACGTAATTGACTGGCCGACGATTTCCTGCGGCATGGTGCCATTGCGGTACTTGCGCCAGGCCGACAACCAATCTCGGGGACGGACGCCTTCGGCCGTGGCGAGCATGGTGTTGCCGAACAGGTTGTTGACGTACCACCTCGGGCTGAGGGTCAGTACGAAAGTACGCCACGGGCTGGTCAGACGGGTAATCATGCGGAACGCCCAGTGGTCGTACTCCCGGCTCATCGAACGCAGCGCCGTCTTGATTTCCTTCGGCACGATGTATTTCGTGCTCTGGCCGGTGATCTCCTTGATTGCCGTGGGCGACGCCTCGGTCCCGGTGAGCATCCAGGTGCGCTCAGGATCCCACGCCACCCAGCCCGGAGGGATGACGGCGTTGGCGTCGATGGGCCTGGCGTAGGAATCCTCGATGTGGTCGATGAGGGCGTTGGTCTGGCGTTCGTGAGCCACCTCGGCCACGGCCGAGGCCAGGGCCTCGATGGATCGGTCGGCCGCTCCCTGCTTGACGAGGGCGCCGGTGCGAGTCTTACGGGTGCCTGCCTCGACGGCGTTCTCCATGCCCCGCTTGCCAAGCCCGAGGTTGCCGAACAGCGTGCCCTGAGCGTTGGCCCAAGTGACGTCCTTCAGGTGGGTCGGCCGGAAGCCCCGCTCGGTGGCGAGTTGGATGACCTCGACGAAGGTCTTGGGGACGTCCTGAAGCATGTCGGCGATCACGCCCGTCTCGTCGAGGCGGGCTTCCTCCATGAGCGTGTGCCAAGCGTCGTACATGGGCTGCCAGGCGGCGTCGGCCGGCCGGCGATTCACAAGGTGCCTGTCGAGCGTCGCCATCGAACGTTGCGCTCCCCGCTCCAGACGAGCGGCGGCCGCCTCGGAACGGGTAAGTCCGTCCATGGCGTCGAGGATGCGCACCTGGCCCTTCTCCAGGGTTCGGATCATGGCTTGCTGGTGAGCGATCTTGACGCCCAAGGTTTCCCGCATCTGGCGGGCCTCGCCAAGCTGTCGAGATCGCTGCATGGACTCGAATTCGGTCTCCCACCTATAGCGCTTCGTTTCTACCGGGTGAGGCATCTGGCCGGCCAACGGCGAACGCAGCATCTCGCCGGCCTCGGTCGGCGGAGCGAACATATCGTCCCAGAACTGACGGATAGGTTCGGGCGCCTCGCCGAGCACGGAGTTAAGCATGGGTCCGTAGGTCTGCTCCAGACTGGCGGCGATCTTGCGGAAGACGTTGTCGAGTCCACCCCGAGCGGACACGAGCGTGCCTCGGCTGGACAGGTAGCCCATGAGTCCGCCTACGAAGTTCTCCTCGGCCAGGCGCTTGCGGGCGGTCATGCCCTTGTCGACTAGGCCGGGGTAGACCTTGTGCAAACGAGCAACGTCTGCGTCAGGAAGCAACTGTCGCAGGAGGTGAGCGCCCTCGTGGGTGAGCGTGCCGAGGTTGGCGTCCTGGAACAGGCGCACGACCAGCCGGGCGTCCTTGCCCTTGGGCATGACCATGGCGCCTAGCAGCTTCTCGTTAAACGCCTGGTGTAGCTCACCGATGGATCCCCGCTCGGGGAGGCTGGTGACCTCGTTGGGCGGTGGCACGTTGCGCAGCCGATTGGACTTCAACCGGGCAGCGGCCAGCGCCTGGCTAGTGCTGGGCTCGGTCATTGAGCGGATACCTTCGACCGCCATCGAGCCCCCGGACGGCCCGAGCAACTTCGAGCGCCAGCCGGCGGCGTAGTCGTTGAGAAGCCTGGTGGCCTCGGCGCCATCTCCTCGGACTACAGCCTCCTGGATCTTGGCGAACACGTCCTGCCAGATATTGTAGGAGTCCAACTTCTGCCCGAGGATCTTCGAGTCGTCGGCTACCTGGAATCGGTTCTCGGCCGTGTAAACGTCATCCCCCTCGGGCAGGGCGGCGATGTTCTCCCGATCCATGGCGGTGACCACGGTGTCCTCGATCGGGCTGGCGACATCGGTCGACTGAAGCCGGGCGTACTCGGCCGCCAGGTCCCCCGGCACCTCCTCGCCGTGGCGGGCGTAGTCCCGCACCTTGGCCTGGACAACCTGACGCTCCTGACGGATCCGCTGGGCGGACTCGGACCAATCGAGTTCCTCGGACCAGTAGTCCCGCAGCGGATCGTCGATGCGGCGGCCCTCAGAGATGCCCTGAGCGATCTCGTCCAGAGCGAAGTCGTGGTGAGCCAGGAATCGACCCCAATCCTGCCGGCCGACCTCCTGCTTGGCGAAGATCCACAGAAGCGCCTGCACCTCGTGCGGGCGCACGTCCCGTCCGAACTGAGCGGACAACTTGGCAGCCGCCTCCCGTATGTCCCAGGCGTACATGCCGTAGGTGCCCCCGCCGGCCCAGTCGGTGCCGTCGATGCCGAACAGGTTGGCCATGACGGTGTCAAGAGTGACGGTCGTGCTCTCGGCCGGGCGGGCGAGGTTGTCCCGGAAGGAGCGCAGCTTGGCGAGCGCCTTCGAGCCGTGGTACTCCATGATGGCCGCCTCATAGGCGTCGTGGATCGCAGGCACCTCCCGCCGCAGCCTGGCCTCCTCGGCCAACACGGTACGGGTGTCCCGAGCCAAGTCAGCCCCCCGGCTAAGTCCAGCCATCCGCTTGGCGTCCGCTGGGGTGTAGCCAGCCTCCTGGTACGCCTTGACCATGCCCCTCTTGTCCAGAATCTCCGTGTGCATGGCGGCTACTTGTCTGTACGCCTCGATGGCTGCCGGATCGCCGGCCGCCTCCAGGTGACGCATGACGTCCTCTCGGGGGAGGTTGGCGTCACCCAAACCCTTGTTCGTTCCGGTCCACGCCTCGGGCAGGCGGGAGATGTCGGCGGTCGTCGCCTCGTCGATACGCAACGTGCCGGTGAGAATGTCAACCACGTTCTGCTTCGGGGAGGCGATCATGCTCGTCGACTCAGTGAGCGCCCGCAGTTCGGGAATGTCTACGAAACGCTGGGCGACGAGTTCGGTCGTGGCGAAGCCACGGGGAGTCGGACCCCGGCCAGGGGGCGTGGTCTCCAGGCGCTTCATCAAAGCCTTGGCCGCTGCCATTGCGTTGGCCTGACCCTTGCGGAAGTCGCTCATGTTGGCGACGGCCATCATGGCCCGCCCGAGGTTCTGCTTCGGATTCGCCATGACGGAAGTGGCGGCCAGCAGATCGTAGAAGACGTCGGCCGAGTCCCGCACCGTGCCGTTAAGCAAAGTCATCGGCTTGCCCCGGTACAGCGCCTCGACGTAGTCGTGCGAGTCGTAGTACCAGGCCAGGCTGTCGCTCACGTCCTTGGACGACAGCGTGCCGAGCGCCCTGCTGGTCGCCTCCTCGACGGAGAGGTTGAGCACGGTCTGGGCCAGGAACTCAGCGTTGGGCCGGTTGGTTCCGGTCTCGACCGTGGCGTTCTTGAAGAAGGTCCCGAGCGGCGTGCCCTTCGAGGCGTGCATCCCGTAGTCCCAGTTCATCCAAACCTGCATCACCTCGTCGGCCGCCTGAGCACCTATGCCTGCCTCCTTGGCTGCATCGGCTGCCTCCCGCCACACACGCAGGAGCGGAGACGACGTCGGGTTCTTCATGGCCTCGTTGTGGTAGATGCGGGCGAGCGCCTGCATGTCGGGGTTGCCCGACAGCGTCAGATCGCCACCCTCGGCGATGTCGTAAAGCGCCTGTTGGCCCCGGGCTTCGCCCATGAGGATCGCCAACTCCCGGTTCTCGACGGTCGTTGAGACATCACCGGCCACTCGGGCGATCCCGTTGTCGTCGGTGTAACCCCACAACCCGAGCCGAGCGTCGGGGTGGTACCAGACCTCCATGTTGTCACGAATGACTTCCTTCAGCAGTGCCTCGGCGTTGATAGCGAAGGCGTCGGCCGGAATGTCGAACAGGTCCCGGCCGCCGCCCACCATCCCGCCCACGGCGTAGCCGGCGTCGGCGTAGGAGACCTGACCGGTGCCGACGTCAAAGGTCGTCCCGCCGTTCTCAACGAAGTCGGCGATGATCGCTTGAACAGTACGGTCCATGTTGCGGACGCCGGGCGGGACCGGGCGATGTAGTTCGGACACCCGCACAGACACCTCGTCGAGCCTACGGCGCAAATCGGCCGCCGCCCCACGACGAGTCTCGATGACGCCTTCCAGCTTGACCCGCTTGGCGTCAAGAGCCAGGCGCTCGTCCGGCACTCGCCTGCGCAACTCGGCCGCCCGACGCATGTCCCGCCGTGCCCGGTTGAACCGCTTCAAATCCCTACCGGTCATAAGTGGAGCATCTGTTTCGAGAATGGCGTCCTCGACGCCGAGCGCACCCTTGCGGCCAGCGATCAACTGCTGGAGGTTGGACTGCCGCTCCATGCGCCAGGTCTCTGCTGCGGCGTCGAGCGTCTGCTCCAGAGCGGCCAGGCGTTCCGGCCCCAGCTTGTCCTTGACGGCCTGGCTGAGTCCGACGAAGCCACGACGAGCCTGGCCCCGCAGCGCCATGGCCGCCTCGGGGCTGCCGCCGTCCCTGATGACCGACTCGAACCAATCGGTCCCATCGAGACGTGCGCTGATCTCCTCACCGACGATGCGAGAGATAGCGAAGCGGTCTAGCTCGGGCACGGCGGCCATGATCTTCTCAGCGGCGACCCGAGAATCGACAACGGCTCGGGAGGATTGGGCGATGCGCTGCGCCATGCGGACGTTGCGGCCCAGGTCGGCGGCGACCTGCTTCAGCCGATGCCGGCGGACCATCGGCGCTGCGACGGCCAGGGCTCGGTTGACGGGGTCGGGCAGCTTCGAGGTGATAGCTCGTGCCCACGGGGCGGGCGGACGGTTGGCAAGTGCGGACCCGAGTGTAGCTGTCTCAGGATCCGGCACGGCCGCCCTGGCCGCTTCGACGGTACGGGCGACGGCCGCCTTGCCCGCCGCCATACGGCCGGGGTCGATCGCTTCGGCCTTGGTGATGCCGGGGGCAGCCCTCGGACTGGAACGCTCGGCGGCGCTGAGCGCCCGTGCGGCTTCGTCACCGGCCGGGGTGAACCCGTCAGCGGCAGCTATGACCTGACCGGCCCGAGCGCCACGGGCAGCGCTTTCGATAGCCACACCCGGTCGAACCCTGTTGGCTGCGGCGATAGCCAAATCCGACCCGGTTCGGGCTGCGGTCTGGTACGGATGGGCGACACGATTCAACGCCGAGGCAGCGCTCTCCAAACGACCGGCGGTACCAGTAGCGCCGGCACGAGCGGCGAGTCTGGATCCACCGGTCAGGGCGACTCTGCCAGCGCCGGCCACGATGGCCGTATTGCCTACGTCCTCCACCAGGGCGGGAAGCAGACCTCTCTCCGCCATCTTCTCGCCGAAGTCCTGCGGCCGGTAACCCTCGCCGATGATCTGCTCGGACAGGTCGGTGTAGCGCTCCCTCAACGAGGCGTCTTCACGCTGACCCTGCGGCCCCCCTCCGCCGCTCCGGCCAACAGCGCCCAGGTCGAAGTTGACGTCGGGCACAGCATTCTTGATCGTGCCCGAAAGCGAGTTAGCGATGCTCAGCCCGGCCTCGGGCAGCCTTGACCGCTGGCCGCCGGGCCAAGCCGATACGCCAACCTGAAAGGCGCCGGTGACGCCCGAGCCGATTTCCCTGAAGACCTGGCCGAGCCCCAACTTGAACCCGGTATCACGCTGCGAACGAACCGGAGCGGGTTGCTTCAACTGGCCGCTGACCTTGCCTCTCGCTTCGGTGCCAGCCAGGCGGGACGGGGGCGCCGGCCGAGGAGCAGGAGCCGGCACCTGCCTCGGGGCAACGGCCGGCCGAGCGGGAGCGGCCCTCGGCTTGGCGCTCAACCACGAGTACGACTTCGGGGCGACTCGGGCCGCCCGAGACCGGGCCATGAACTGGGCCAGGGCGGGGTTCAGGCGGACACCGGCGGGCATGGCCCGAGGCTAGCCGGTTACGACCGGTAGACGAGGCCGCCGGCTCCGGTGGTCCGCTTCTTCGGCGCTCCGTACACAAGGCTGTACTGCCGGCTGCCGGTCGAGGGCGGGGCCGGCATACGAGCGGCCGCAGCACCACGCATAGCTTCGGCCGCTGCGATCTTGCTGGCAGTCTCACGAGCGTCAAGGTTCCTGGTCTGGTTGAGAAAGTCCTTACGAGCCTGCGAGGTTCCGCTACGACCCCCGCCCCCACGGCGACCGCCGCCTCCTCCGCCGCCTCCGCCCCCGCCGCCTCCGCCTCCGCCGCCTCCGGCCATAGCGTGAGCGAGGTCGTTCTCGTAACCCCACTCCGATTCGTACTGCTTCTGGTAGATGTCCTGGAGACGCTGGTCGAGCGCCGTTTCGGCCTGGCCAGCGGCGTTGCGCAGCATCCCGCCACGCTCGGACAGAGCGGCCTCTCGCATCTGGGTCATGAACGGATCGGTGCTAGCCGACTGCGCCGTGTTGGCCTGGAGCATCGCCTTCAACTGATCGACGCCGGTGTACTGCGTGCCCGGCCGCTGCTGCGACTGGGCGGCTGCGCTCGCCTGGTCGAGGGAAGCCAGGGCGGGCTGGTACGACTGCTGGAGCGCCGCCGGCATGGCGGCCTGAACCGCAGCCGAGCGATCGCCGGACGCTCGCAGGTCGGCCAGGGCGAGGGCCAACTGTCCCTGGATTCGGGAACGGGAAGCGCCGAGGCTATTGGCGAACTGCTGGTAATAGAGATCCGATGCGGCCATGACCAGAGCCTAAACCAACATGCCGATCGAAGCGTACGTGCGCTGGCGGGTGAAGTCGTCCAACTTACGCTGCATCTGGGAGTTGAGGTCGAACGTCTGATTGGTGAACTGCTGTCCAGCCTGCTGCGTGGCCTTGTCGCCGGCCGTCCCGTAGAACTGCCCGGTAGCTCCGAGGGCGCCCTTCAACTGCGGCATCGTCTTCTGCTGGAACTGGTCGGTCAGCCGGCCGACCTGCATGCCGGTGTCCTGACGGGCCTGCTGTTCGCCGACGCCGATCTCGGCGAGACGCTGGTGGATCTGAGACTGGCCCTGAATGCCGGGGACCTGAAACTCGTTGATCGTTCCGCCGAGACCCTCGTACTCCTTCACTCGGCCGAGCGACTGATCACGGGCGGTGCCGTACATGCCCTTAGCGTTGGGATCCTGCGTGACCTGGAACAGGCGATCGAACTCGTCGGCCTGCGCTTGCTGCTGCTGCTGTGCCACCCGGTACATGCCCTGCGCCCGCAGTGCGTCATTGGACGAATACAGGCTGGCGTTCGTGAGCATGTGGCTGAAGTCGGCGACCTTCTGCGCTGCCTGCTTGGCGGCCGTGTCGTACATGGCCTTGGCGTTGGGGTCGGCAGTCTGTGCCGCCAACTGAGCGAACTGCGCCTGCCGGGCGGCGTACCAATCTCGGGAGGTCGTGTAAACGTCAGCAGACATGATCAGTCATCGTACCAATCATCGACGATCTCATGATGCCCCTCGTGGCGGAAGGCGAGGATGAAGTCCATCATCGACTTCACCTCCATCTGAAACATCTTGTCGAAGCGCTCGGCCTCCTTGGGGTTGCCGTCGTCGCCGTAGGCCAGGCTCAGCATGCCGTTGACGAGTAGCCGATGGAAAGGCTCCGGCCACACGGGTTCGCCCGTGGTCGCCAGGGCAGCCGGCGCCGAGACGTATTCGACCCGCAGGGAGGTGTTGACGTCGACCATCGGGTACAACTCGATCGTGCCGGCCCGCAGCCGATAGGTCTCAGGGGCGCCTGTGCCGGCGCCGGCCGTCAGGTCGTAGGCGTGCCCCTGAACGATGCGGCCCTGGAGCGGGGTGAGGGCGTAGCCGTGGGTCAGGTCATAGACGTTGTGAACCTGGAGCGTGTCGGCCGGCAGGGCGATCGAACGGGTGTTCGCTAGCACGGTGACCGTGTCGCTGGTGCCCTCCAACCACGGCCACAGCGGACTCCTGGCGTTGACCTCCTGGTACCTGGTGTTCAGGTACACCGACCACTCGGCGGCGGAAAGGATCTCGTTGGCTGTGTCCTTGAAACGAGACTCGGCCTCGTCCACAAGCTGGTCGTGGGTCGTCACAGGCTCAGCCTAGATTGCGGGCCGGGGCTAGTCCGATCCGAATGCGGTTGATAAGCGCAGCTTCGGTGTCCTCGCCGGACGTGTTCCAGGCCACGGTGATGTACTGGTGGGACGATCCCGAGTTAGGGAACTTGAACCGGTTGCGCTGTCGAAGGTTAGCGGTCTGATTGAGCACGGAACGGGCAACCGAGCCCCCGCCGTCCTGATTGAATCGAGTCACGGTAATGTCGTTGGCTGTGGCCGCTCGGGTCTCCCACCAAATTTCGACCTCCCGGATCCTGGCGTCGCCGCCCTCCCTGGTGGTGAACGGAGCGCTCGTCCACGAGCACGAGGGTGCTCGGTCGGTGGCCGACGAGTCGTACATGCGGAAGCGCACCATCGTGGCGTCGGCAGCGTCCTCCAGGCTGGCCCCCCACACCGAGTTCGAGGAGTAGTCGGGCAGCCACAGGTCCTTGTTATCGCTGTCCGGCTGCGAGATCGTAAACCAGGCGCCAGTGACCATGTCCTTGACGAGGCCGCCGCCGACGAACAGGAAGTCCTTGGCGAAAGCGGTCATGGCGACGATCTTGCTCTCTGACGAACCCCCGGCGATACGCACGACGTGCGGCGACGAAATGGTCTCGCCGAGGTCCTGGAAGTTGCGGCCGTCCGTCAGATAGACCGACCCGAGTCCATCGACGAAGACCATGCCGCCCGGCGCCGGCTGCGGCTTCAACGGTCGAGGACCGGCGGGGTGGGTGCCGACGAGTTCCCGGACGACTGTATTCGGACTTGAAATGTCACCCTGAATAGAAACCCAAGAGGCTCCAGACTTTCCAATCAGAATGTCCGAGGGCTCCTGCGAAGACAGGGCGGTGATGTCAGCGCCAGGTCCACTCGGAGTGACGTCAAGGAAGTTCTCGGTGGACTCGATAGAGCCAACCTCGGAGTAGTAGAGCCGAGGCGTGTTGGCCTCGGAATACATCCAACGGCCCTGATTGACGATGAGTCCGGTAGGTTGCGCCGACTTCACGAGCGTCACGGCGCCGTTAGTGAAAGCGATCTTCCAGATCCCTCGGCCAGTGCTGGCGCTCGTGCCTCCGTAGTTCAGCGCCATGAGCATCCAGCGCACGCCGGCTGCGTCAATGAACGTCTCGAAGAACGCCTGAGTCCAGGTGTCGGCACCGGTGGTGTCGAAGGAATCGGCCAGGAGCGTCCACGAGGAAGCACCGGCCGTCTCGTCCATGCGGTAGAGCCGGACCTCGTTATCGCTGTCGTCGTACTTCACGACGTACATATCCCGCAGGCCGTTGATTACATGCTGGCCGATGCCGATGATCCGGTTGCCGGCCGAAAGGTCCAGGTTCGTGGTGGTCACAGAGATGTCGTCGTAGAACGGCCGCATGCCTCCGCCCTTCAAGGGGTAGGCATCGACCATCGCCTGGGCGGCGTTGTATGGCATCTGACTGCGGTTACGGGTCCACAGGCCGGGAGTGAAATCGGCGATCTCCAGCCACTCCAGGTGATCGGAGTTGGGCATTAGAGTCCCCGCTGGTAGTCCACAGTGGCGTCCCAGACAGCCCGAGCAGCGGCGTCCATGAACTGTCGATGGGACCCGTTGAAGAAGGTCGTCCACAGCCGGTAGTCCGAGCCGCCGGCCGAAATCGACTTGGCGTAGACCGAGGAGCAGAGCATCTGGTCGGCGCAAGCTGTAGTGATCCTGGCCCGGTGCCACCAGTTGTTAATCTGCCAACCGCCCTCGTCGTACGACATATGGGCGGGCGAGTTGAGGTTGTAGACGAGGTTACGGGCGTTGTCGTCACCACGAGATTCCGCCCAAATCACAGCGACGCCAGTAACCGGGTCACGGAAGCCGACCCGAATAAGAACCCACGCCCATTCGTACATCGAGTGCCTCGTGACGTCGGGATCCGGGTGCGGCGGCCGGCCGCCGTCGTGGACAGGCGGAACGCAGGCGAGAGCCAGGAAGGCCAACAGGGCGAGCAGGACAGCGAGCAGTCGGCGCATGCTCGGAGCCTAGCGCTTCAGGTCGGTGCGGTCTCTGGTGCCGGGCATACCACGGAAGATGTTAATTGGGTTGTTGCGGTCGTGGTCGAGGCGGAGGGCATGCTCGATCATCTCGGAGTTGACCTCTTGATACGCCTTGGCGGCTGCTGCCTCTAGGGCGGCGTTGTGTGTGTCGATACGATCCTCGACGCCAACATGGCGGGGGCGACCGGGATCCATGACAACCAGATCGGAAATGACCTGCATGACCTCGTCCATCGACCAGGTGCCCACGATGGCATCGGTGCCATCCTCGTTGTGCCGCCAGACTTCCAGCCGGCGGGCTACGACGTCTCCCTTACGCACGTACTTCTTCTTCTGCTCGGAGTAACCCGAGCGGCCGGCGGTGACGACACCGAGTTGGACCGACAGGCGAGGGTCACCAGGCCAGCCCGAGGTAGGTACACCTTCCCTCACGTCCTTGTCCAACTGACGGTACTCGGCTTCGACAGGCATGAACATCCCCCCATCGTAGCGAGAAGGCCGGCCCCCGAAGGGACCGGCCTAGCCGCTGACGGCGCTGGCACGATCTGCTCGCCTTAGCCCCTGCCTAACTTCGATCGGGCAGGGGCACCGTCCCGTTCAGGGTCGGAGGGACCATCTCTTGGGTGGGCTGCCGTACCTCGGATACTGACAGTACGAGTGATTCACCCCAGAGGTATTGGATGTCCCGCTCCGGGAGTAGTTCAAACGCCAGGCGTTGACGCCTTCAACGGTGTACCTGAGGGAGCACAGCACGAGCACGTACGGCCACTGACCGATGAGGTGAATGGACGGCCCTTGGTAGACGACTCCGTTCACCAGGATCCACCGATAGCAGTCGTTTCTCGTGCAGGGCAAGTGGTTGTGGAGCGGCCCGCTGGCGCCGAAGCTGTGGGCTTCGGCCGGGGTTGCCCAGACCAAGGAACCCACCGAGACCAAGAGCGCCAAGAGGGCCGCTCGCATCAGGGACGCTTAGGCCAGGCCGTGCCGTTGTAGACCGGGCTAATGCAGTACGGGTACTGATTGCCCGGCGAGCCGGACGAACCCCATGGATCAGGATTCCACGTCCATACGTAGGCGCTGCCGTTCCAGTCCTTCAGGCTGCACATCACCAAGACGTACCCGAGTTGCCCAGCGAAGTGATGCCAGGGACCCTGCATGATGGCCCCGTTCTGAAGGATCCACCGGTAACAGTTGCTACTCGAACAGCCGGGGTTGGTGAGGTGAGTGTGGGGCGGACCCTGTGCCCCGAAGCTGTGTGCGGCTGCCGAGCCGCTTGTGCCGGCGACCGTGCCGGCGCTCAGGGTGAGGGCGGCAACCGCTGCCAGGATGAGACGCTTCACTTGGACCTCCAAGGTCGGGTTAGGTCGAGGGATCTCGACGCCCCCAGCCTAGCCAGCGAGCGCACCGAACACGCCCACCTTCCAAGCGATGAGAATGACGAGAACGATGACGAAGATCCACCAGCCGTTCATGGCTCAGAAGGTGGGTTCGGCCACCGTTACGGTGACGTGGGCGTTGCGGACCAGCGCCTCCAGGTTGAAGTAGCTCTTGTACCTGGCCTCGATGGCATCGGAGCCGTCCAGGGCCTTGTACAGGACCTTGCCGTCATCCTCGTCCCAGGTCCAGTCGTAGCCGATGAACCACTCCAACTCCGCCGTGGTGAGGCCGAAGATCCGAGTGGCCGGGCAGAATCGATCGACCAGGAGCACGCCCTGGGCGACTTGCAGGCCCTTCCAGCCGGCCTTCAGGGTCATCTCCCGACCCTCGTACCGCTTCTGGGTCTGCATCTGGCTCGCCAGCTTACGCCGCTGAACCTGCTCAGAGATCCAGAGGTTCGGGCTGGAGCCGTCGCCGTCCGTCTCGACCTTCTCCTGGGCCTCCTCGAACAGGACCTCGGAGACCCCGACCGACGAGGAGCCGGCGGTCAGGCCGTTCCACACCGGGTTCGAGGCCGCCGTGATGCCGGCGTAGTTCTGGGTGCCGATCAGGAAGGGCAGGCCGTTGATCTCGTTCGAGCCCGAGGCGTAGTTACCCTGGCGGAACAGGTAATCGTCGTCAGCCGTGGCGCCGTCGTCGTCCACGGTGATGGTCGGGACGCCGTTGGCGCCGACCGCCGTAACCACCATGGCCGCCTCGGAGATCGCACCGGTCCCTGGGGTGACGGCGTCGATGATCTCGTTGACGAAGAACGGCCTGGTGATGTTGGAAGGCGCCGTCGAACCGAAGTAGTCGACCGTGATGACGTTGGCCGCCGGGGCGCCGTTGACCTGAGCCAACGGACCGTTCGCCAGCACTGCGTTGATCGTCTGAGCGGTGTTGAACATCTGGCGGGCGAGGTCGTTCTTGACGTCCTTCTCGGCCCCCTTCAGTTCCGACTCCAAAGCCCGAAGAAAGGCGCCGGTGTCGTTACGGGTGAGGTGCTTCGCCTGGCCCGACACCTTCACGGTGTGGTACATGTAGGCGAGATCGTCACGAGGAGCGATGTACCGCTGGCGGTCCGCCGTGGGCAGGGCGGCCAGTTCGGCTCGGTTACCCGTCGAGGTCGAGCGCCCGGCGTGCACCGACCAAACCGCTTGGCGGCCGACGATGTCCTCCCGGTTGAAATGAACCTCGGTCAGAATCGGGTGGCTGTTGTTCAGGGCGTTCCGCAGTCCAGGACCGTAGTTGTCCTTCAGCGCTGCGTCGAAGAATGCGAGGGACTGGGGCATGTCCGTGATCGTAGACCACGTTTACATGCCTCCCTGCTCAACCTTGCGTTCGGGCCATCTTTCGCACTCTGGCAATCGCCTCGGCGATGCTTTGCGCCTCGCCCTCCTGCTCCTGGCCGGACGAGGATGTGCTCGACCGTCCGCCCACATTGGTGGGCAACGAGTCTCGGGTTTGGCGCTTGCCGGCCAGGTACGCCTCGCTGCCTTTCTGCACGAGAGCCACCGTGTCAGCGTGTCCCCGCATGACGGCCCGGGAGATGTTCTGCGGATCCCAGTCGTCAGGGTGGAGGTACTGCTGGGCGTTCTGGATGACCAGGTGACGCATCGACTCATCCTTGACACCGAGGTATTCCAGCGTGGACTGCACCGAAGCGGTGGCCGCTGTCTGGCGCTGTTCCTCGATGGCATTCTCGACCGGCCCCATACTGCGAGCGATCTCCTGCTGGGCGTAATACTGCGCCATCTCCTTGGCCTGAGCGACCGTGAGAACCTCACCGTCTTCCAGGTCGGCGTAGGGATCGGGCGGAGCCTGCTCCTCCTCGTCGCCGCCCTCGGTGAACAGGCTGTTGACGAAGTCACGATCGAAACCGAGAGCAGCGAGCGACTCGACGGCGACGGCCGTGATGCCCTGCTCGGTCTCGAACGCCTGCATCGCCAGCATGGCGTCGGCAACCGCCTGGCGCCCACCGAACTCAGCATAGATGTCGTCACTCGCAGCGGACGGCACCGGGAGGGGTTGCCCCGCCGGGGCTTCCTCCCCGGCGGGGACTTCAGTGCCCTCGGTGCCCTCGGACTCGACCCGAGGGAACTCTTGCGCCTCGGTCTCGGGCGGGGGCGTGTGGGAGTCGGTGACCGACTGGGGGGTATCGTACATGCTCATGATCAGCCTTCCTGGTTACGGGCGATGGAGGCGATTGCCCACATCACGGCCTGTTCGAGATTGGTGAACGCCAACGACTTCTCTCGGGAATCCGGGCAGAACTCGTCAATCGTCCTCGCCACTTCCTTGGCGACCCTCCGAATCGCCTCGAAGCGAGCGATCACCTCGTGACCCGAGGGCGGATGGTTGGTCAGGTTCTTCTCAACGTCGTAAGCCATCGGAATCTCCTTAGATCAGCCGCCCATTGAGGCGGCCTGGTTATCGGCAGGAACACCAGGAACCCTACCCGGCTGCCCGGTGCCCCCAATGCCAGCCTGATTATAGATGCCTTCCGACGTGACCGGGGATGGACCCTGGCCGCTAGCAGACATCAGAGGATCTGGCGTGGTGCCGGTCATCGGATCGGTCATGTAAGCACCGCTGTTCTGACTCGGAGCGACCGAACCCCGAGCCGATCGCTGACGAACGGCGCCGGCCGCAGCGCCGGCCGTCTCGCCGTACGGCATCGACGACTGCGGCATCGGAATGCCGGCCTGCGCCATGACCAGTTCCTCGTGTGCGCCTGCGTGTGCGTCAATGCGAGCCCGCACAGTCTCGGGCAGTTCCTCGTATTCCTTTGTCTTGCGGAACCGGTTGATCTGGGCCAGGTGGATGGCATGGTCGTCGAACGCCGAGATCTCACAGTCGATGCCCTGAAGGAGCATCCCCAGTTCCCGCTTCTGCTTGCGCACGTCCAGGTCGGCGTCCCGAGTGATGAAGTCGGTGCCGGGCAGATCGAGGATCTTCAAGAGATCCTGATTCGAGGGAATGACGCCCCGGGCGTGCAACTCCAGGCCCAACTGAGCCCGAGCAGCCTTCGAGCGGGGCAGGGCCGACTCGCTGGAAACGTGGACGTCGAACTTGTTACCGACGTCAGAACCCCGATAACGGAAGACGTCAAGCGCTCCGGCATCCTCGGAGAATACCCGGACGGTGCGCTCCTCGGTCCAGAACTGGCGGGTGAGGAACAGGACGTGCTCGCCCACCTCGGCGGTGAAGGCGGCGAGCATGGTGGCCGTGACCGCTAGCTTCGTATCGTCGGCCTCTTGCAGAGCGAGGATGGCAGCGGCCGGCGTCGAGGCTCCCGCCTGGCCGGCGCTGGCCTCGTTTACACCAGCCCGCTGACCCATCTCGGAATCGGCCCGAGCCATGACTGCTTCCTGCTGCTGCATCCAGCCGCCGTCCGGGATGAGCCACTTAGGCTCGAAGCCGGAGGGGGCGACGGGAATCATCTCGATCCGGGAGTTGACCCGCTGGGGGTCTATGGAGCCGGTCGAGTAGACCAGCTTCGGGATAAGCGTGCGTCGCATCGTGGATTCTCGGGAGCGGGCGTCGTTGTAGTCCGCCTGCATTGGGATCAGGTCATCGACCCAGGTGCGCCCGTGGGGGGTGCCGAGCGGCGGCAGCCAGTGCATGGGCACGAAGGGCAGCCGCTTGTGGTCGTACGGGAAGTTCTTGCGAGACTCCAGGATGGTCTCGCCGGCCCAGGTACAAACAAGCCCCTTCTTGGCCGCACGGCCGGGGAGCATCCAAATCTGGTGGACGGAGACCAACTGCTCTGAATCGGAATGGTCCTGGCGGTCGGCCATCTGAAGGACGTCGTCCACGAGGGAGCGGCTAGTGGAGTCACCCTCCAGGAGAACACCCCATTCCTCCCAAACGGCTTCTCGGGACATGACGACGGTGCGCACGGCCCAACGAGCCTTGCTGTGCTTCCGCCCTCCAGGGTCGACAGCCAATTCGTTGGCCGGCACGATCTCCAAATCGACCTCGCCCATATGCAGAGCACGCTCGTCCTCCTCGTCGGCCTCGGCCAGGAGGTCGCCGGCATCGGGATCCCAGAAGATGTGAGCGTAGGACCAACCGATGGCGGCAGGCCAGAACAGGAACTCGGTGAGCCACGGCCGCCAACGAAGGCGGGCCGTCTCGTGCGCCAAGATGCGGGTGGCGACCCTGGCCGCCGAGATATCGCTGTCGTCATCGGACACCGGCCGGGCCTCAGGCACGGGGGCGCTCTTGGTCAGCTTGGCGACGATGCGCTCCACCAGACCGCCGATCTTGTTGGCAGTGATGCGGATGGGGGCGTTGGGGTTGCCGGCCTTGACTGCCGGCTTACGGAAGCGGTTGGCCTTGTTGTCCCAGGTGAGCCACTGGTGACCGAGCACGAACGCCAGGTTCAACTTCATGGCGTACTCGGGCATGGGCGCACGCCCGGCCTTGCGCTTCTCCTCCAGCCAGGTAATCAGCGCCTTCTCATCGCTCGGGACGACGAACTCGTTCTTGCCCGTCGTGGAACGCAGGAGGTCAAACAGGGCCATGCCCGGAGACTACTCGTCCTGCTCGTTGTATAGCCCCGTGCCCGTGGCGTCTGGAAGCCAGTCGTCCTCGGGCTCTGGCAAGTGAGCCGGCATGGCGACGGGGCGAACAGTCCTGTACTCGCTGAGCGAGGATGACTGAAGTCGGTCTTCGAGGGCGTCGATGCGCTCCTCGGCCGCAATGCGCCGAGACCGCTCAGTGAGGTAGGCAGACAACATCGTGAAGAAGCCAGCTAGCAACCCAGCTAGGGAGGGGACGAGCGTTTCCATCACACTTCCGCCGTGCTCTGCCAGGAAGCCATCGCTCGGCCGAACGTCTCCAGGTCGGCCTTCAACGCAGCGTTCTCGGCTTGGAGCCGCTCGTTCTCTCGCCGCTCCCAGGCCAGGTCTTCCTGGTACTGGCGCTCGTCGGCGGCCCAGTCCTCGATGAAGTGCCAGCCCATGACGCCGGCCATCTCCAGGAGCGAGGCCCGTCCGATGAACAGGATGCCCTCGCCCTCGATGATGACGCCGGTGTCGATGCCGGCAGTCGCCATGCCGGAGATGTAGTCGCCGTTGCGGGCGTGGCGCCAGTTGGGCTGGTCCATCTTGGTGAACATGCCATTGGACCGAATCAGGGGGAGGTCGGCCATTTCGGACTCCTTAGAGTTGATCGGGGACGCCTGTGACGGCGTCGACGGGCTCTGCGTTCCTCTGCCGGTGAAGTCTCTCCCACATGGCGTCGGGGCTGTGATCGACAGCGTATCCCTGTTCGACGACCCAAGAGCCTTCAGGCTGAGCGTTGGGGTCCGGGAGGTCCTCGGAGTAGGCGTAGGCGTACATCACGGCGTCGGCTCGGTCAGGGCTGTCGAGGCCCCGCTTGCGCATCTCCGTCTTGGTCTCGATACGGATGGCGCCCTGCGGCGTGATCGAATAGGTCATCTGGGTCAACTGGGCATCCAACTTCGGGTCCCGCACCATCATCGAAATCTTGCCCCGCTCGAAACGCCGACGTAGCGCCCACCACCAACCGGAACGCTGGTTGAGATAATGGTCTACGACCTTCTTACCTCCCCGAAAGCCGATGACCTGCGAGGTGGAGAGCATGTGTCCTTGCTTGACAGCCCAACCGTGCAGGCGCTCGAAATCACCGATGGCGCCCGAACCGACGCCGTCAGCGTCGTAGATGATGTAGGTCGGCCGATAGCGGACGACGAGCGAAGGTAGCGAGGCATTGGGGTCGACCTGTTGGTTCTCGTGGACGAACGACGCCGGATCGCCCAAGATCAGGTGGTCGGTCCGGCCGGCGGGAAACGCCTTCAAGGCGAGCAGCGTGTCGCCTTGTCGTACGGCCACGACCGACTCAGACGTACCGTACGGAGCAAGGTCCACGCCCAGGGCGAAGATCGAGGAAACGTCAGAGTCCCGCTCCTTGGCGGCGTCAACCCAGGCAGGGGCGATCAGGTTGTCCTCGCCCATGTCCCAGAACTGGGCCAGCACACGGGTGGTCCACTCGTACGAACCCGGCCCCATGCCTTGCGCCTCCAGGTCCATGAGGAACTCGGGCGTGGTGAGGTTAGAGCCCTCGGGGACGTGCTCGCCGGTGAAGTGCGGCGTGTCGAAGGCCGTGATGCGGATGACGTTTACACGGGGCGACCTAGTCATTTGGGCGGCGTAGGTCTCGGGCGTGGTCGGGTTGAACACGAGCAGTAGTCGAGTGTCGCCAGTTGCCATGAGGCTGGTGATACCTCTCGCCACGTCCTCGGAGACGGAGGTGGCTTCGTCGCCGATGATCAGCTTGTGGGCGGCGTGGTAGCCCTGCATCCCCTCCTCCTTCGTGGCGACCTGGCCACGAAGGAAGTGGTTGCCGGCGGAGTCCTCCAGAAAGGTCTCGACGGGCGCAAGACGTCCCGGAATTTCTACCCCTCTCTCTGCGGCTTCACCGATTGCGAGCCTTATTTCGCCCCACAAGTTGTCCCGAAGGTGGGTTTCTTTCGAGGAGGTGGTCAGCACCTTGGACCCACGACAACCGCCCTTGGTGCCGGTGGGGTCGCAGGACACGCACGGCGTGCCGGGGGTGTAGGCGTCGTAGAAGGCCAGGGCGAGGCGGGCTGCCAGGTGGGTCTTACCCGAGGCGTTGCACGACGGCACGGCCACCCGGGCTCGACGAGTGGACATAGCGGTAGCAATCTGCTGCTGAATCGACCACAGTTCCCGGCCAGTGGCGGCCTCAACCCAGGATCCCAGGTCGAGCATGCCGAGTTGACGGAGGCGGTCTCGGGTGGAAACCGTTTCAACGGCGGTCATAGGCGCACAGTGTAGGAAGCGTTCATCGAGAAGTAATCGACTCCCCCCCCTAGCTGGTAGAAGCTGCCGTCAGCGAAGGCGGCCAAGAGGCCGTGGGTTTCGGTGCTGCCTGAGCCCGACGACTGGGTCCAGGATTGGTTGCGGGTGAGCCGGCCGATCAGTTCGTCGGGCAGCGTGAATATGGCGGCCAGGGTGGAGCCGTTGGCTATCACACCTCGGGTCTGGAGTTCGTCGCCGATGAGCCGCCACTCTCCTGGCGTGTAAACGGCAACGTCCAGATTCTCCCAGCCGTTCTCGAAGACCATCTTCGTCCAGCCGTTGGTACCTGGGGGCGACACGGAGAACCGGATCGTGAACAGGCCGGCGTAGACGTTGCTGCCGTCGTGGATCCGAATGCCTCCGTCCGGCCGCACCTCCAGCCGACCGTTGACCGCCGGGTTGGTGTCGATGGGGAAGATGAAGCGCTTGATCGGCCGGTAGCCCGTGGGGAGGGTGAAGACGTTGGCTGTCGAGCCCACCGTGCCGCCGGTGATTAGCCCCCTGACCTCGACCATGTCGCCGACTCGCCGGTAAGCAGCAGGCGCCCAGCCGCCACCGAAGTTCGTCCAGGAATTCTCGAAGGCGGTCACGGCCTTCCAGCCGGCGGATCCGTCCGCAGCGACGGAGAAGCGGGCCATGACATCGGAGTAGTACGGGGCGCCGCCTCGTTGGACACTGATCGTTCCGTCCGAGAGGACATTGAGCCGAGCGTGTGTGGGGCCAGAAGCGTCCTCGGGGTACAGGTGGTGCCCTACGGGGCGGTAGCCGGGCGGTAGCGTGAAAGCCGTGGCGGAATCCGTGCCATTCTTCATAGTCCCCCTAATCTCGACGACATCACCAATGCGCCGATACTGCGCCTCTTGATAGTAGTCCAAGCTGTAGTTCACCCACGAGTTGGTGAAGTAGTTCGTTGGCGTCGAGACTTGGCTCCACCTTATGTCCTTCTCCCGGAGAAGTAATTGGCGGTCACGTTCCAACAACGTGTTCTTGATCGTCTGGAGGTTCTGAGCAATCTGGGACTGGGCTACACCGTCAACGCCCGTCAGGTAGGGGAAGGGGACTCGTTCTCTCACGGCAACACCGAGAAGTGCATTCCGCTCAGCGTCAGGTATGTAGACGTGCCAGCCAACAAGGAGACTTGACCGTCCGAGGTAATGTCGACTCTGGCGTGGGCATTCGTAGCGTCGACGCACCAGAGATGTTCACGACAGGGGCGGTGACCCTCCGGCAAGGTGAAGATAGTACCGCTGCCGCCGGCTACCAATCCTCGTAGTTGAACTTCATCTCCGACAAGTCGGTACTCCGCAGGGACGTACAACGAGACGTCGTAGTTGCTCCAGCCGCTACCAAAGATCACCTTTGTCCAGCCTTCTGTTCCCGTAGGAGACACGGAGAAACGCATAGTAAACAAACCGTAGTAGCTATTACTGCCGGAAACAGGAATAACATCGCCGTCGGCTTCAACCGTTAGTTCCCCATGTCCAAACGTAACTGCTGAACTATCAGCCGAGAAATGAACAGTCTTAGTCGGTCTATACCCAGTAGGCAACGTGAAAGCCGCCACATTTAGAGTGCCGCCGGTGATTAGCCCCCTGACCTCGACCATGTCGCCGACTCGCCGATAGGCAGCAGGCGCATAGCCTCCGCCGAAGTTCACCCACGAGTTCTTGAACCCGATCCCACCAGACACGGCGGTCCACCCCTCGACCCCAACCTCTGATACAGACCATCGGGCATGGATGTCGGTATAGGCGTTCGCAGGCACTCTCGGAATGATCTGTCCGTCACTCTGGGCGTCGACACGCCCGTGCGCATTAGCGTTGGAATCGGTCGGGAACAGGTGGTGACCGCCGCCGGGTCGGAACCCTACGGGCAACGTGAGGGCCGCAGAACCGATGGTGCCGCTCTTTATCATGCCCCGCAACTCGACAACATCACCAATGCGCCGATACTGCGCCTCTTGGTGGTACCCGATGCTGTAGTTCACCCATGAGTTGGTGAAGTAGTTCGTTGGCGTCGAGACCTCGGTGAAGTTCACACCTGCGTCGATGCGATCCGCCCGGCGCTGGAGGGCGTCGAGGTCATTCATGATGTCGGCGAAGTCTTGGGCCAACTCATCCTGGGGCTGGGGCTCCAAACCCTGGACGTAAGGGAAGGGAACTGCCGGACCGACTGCCATGGCCCGACCTTAGTGCCCGACGTACAGGCCGGCCCGGTTCCGCCGCCACTTGTACGGTTCGATTACTACCCCGCCCGACTGGACAAACTCGACCCCCAAGCCCTGCCAGCGGACGTTGCTGGCCCAAGTGGCCGTGCCTGTGGTCTCCAGGGCGAGGCGGTGCTGTGCTTCGCTGGAGGAGTTCGGAGTGGCGAAGGGGTGGTCGCCTATCTCGGTCCAGGAGGCTCGGGGCGTGACGGCCTCGTTGGCCCGGTGGAGGAAGAAGTCCGAGAGGATGTTGTTGGCCGAGCCCACGGCGCCGAAGGTGACCGTGCCAGTGGTCCCGGTCAGGCCGGTGGCCGCTGACACGACGTTTCGCACGGGCGTGGCTATGTCGAAGTCGGTGATCTGAATGACGTGCCAGTGGAAACCGGTAGCCGTTACAGCGCCCACGGTGGTAAGCGTGATAGTGCCCGAACCCGGAGAGGCCCCAGCAGTCATGTACCCGGACATGACCCGAGAGATGCCGTCAACTTGGTCGTGCGTGTTGACGCCTCCGGGGGAAACGATGGTCATGCCCGAGAGGGCCGTGGTGAGCGTGATGGCGGGGGCAGTCGTGGCGTGCCGGGTGGCGCACCAGATCCACAAGAACGAGTTGGCAGCCGGACTCACACTGGCCGTGGCGGCCGAGGTGCCATCGGTCGTGATTCCGTTGCTCGTCAGGAGCGTCAGGGCGATAGTCATGGTCGGCTCAGAACTGCTGGACCCAGAGCGCCACAATCAGGTCGTCGGTGCCTCCGTACTGCGCTGCCGGCGTGCCCTTAGCAACCAGGTGTCCGAAGATGTTGGCCGAGCCGGAGGTGACGAACGGGGCCGAGACCGGACCGCCGTGCTCCTCGCCTTTGCACCAGGCGCCGGAGACGGTGTTGCGGTAGTCGGCGGCATCAAAGTCAATGACAGCGAACGGGCGGGCGGTGATGAGGTTGGCGTCGGTGAGATCCCAGGCGCCAGAGTCAGCACTAGCCGCCGTAGGATCTGACTCGAACAACCACAGTTCAAGACCGTTCAAGGCGGTAACGGTTTCGGTGATGACCGATGCGCCGACGACCATGCCGCCCCGGCCAGTGGCGAGCGCTGCGGCGAAGGTCATCTCGCCGCCGATCTGGTCGTTGTCGACGTAGCCCGAGGTGGCGATGGTAGGGGTGGCCGTGACTCGTACCTGACGGGCCTGAACGGTAGCGACCTGTCCGCCTTCGAGCGTCAGCCAGATATGTGAGACATCGCCGTCGTCCTGCGCCGTAGGAACTGTGGTCTCGACTCGGCCACCGATGAGCACCGGGCTTCCCGAAGCGGCCGTGCCTTCGGCGACGCTTCCCGACACCGTGACCCCGCCGTCCACGGTGATCGAGCCGCCAGCATCGGCAATGTTCACCGCACCCTTACGAGTACCCCAAATTTGGACCTGGTCTCCGTCCGCTGACACGTCGCCGGGAGCGGCAGTCGAGGCCCGCACAGAGATCCCAAGCAGACCGCCGGCAAGTGGGGCGTCGGTAGCCTCAAAGCCCTCGACTTGGCCGGCAACGCTGAAGGGGAAATCGGGGTCGCCGGCCACCCACAAGGATCCGCTGCCCGTAGCGTGAGCAGCAATCCAGTCGCCGTTGGCGGTGACCGACGCCGTTCGAGTATCGTCACGGCGCAGCAAGGCGGTTTGTCCCACTGGATCGGCGGGAGTAGCGACGTCTTCGGTATAAGCCGTGATGTTAGAGACGGCGACTGTGCCGTCAACCGTCAGCGAAGCGCCGTTGTCATCGACGGAGAGCACGCCGGTCGAGTCGTTAGCGATAGTCACCCGCTGAGCAGTAGCTTCAGCGCCTCCCCCGACCACGGAGAGGACCGGGTTGTCCACGGTGAGCGAACCGGCACCGTCGTCCACACTTAGGGTCGAACCGTTGTCGTCGACGGAGAGCACGCCGGTCGAGTCCGAAGCGAGCGTGACCCGCTGGGCTGTGGCTTCGGCGCCTCCACCCACGACGGAAAGGACTGGATTGTCGACCGTCAGCGAAGCGCCGTTGTCGTCGACGGAGACCAGGCCCGTAGAGTCGTTGGCGAGCGTGACACGGAGGGCCGTCGCCTCTACGCCGCCTCCCACAACGGACAGCGCTGCGTTGTCGACGGTGATCGAGTTGCCTGAGTCGTGGATTCCAACCTCGTCCCACACCCCCGACTGCGTCACGGCCACGGTGCCGCCCACGGACGAGACGGCCACCGAACCGTCGACCGTCAACGAGCTACCGTTGTCAGTGACCGGAATGGCGTCGACATGCTTGACGTACATCTCACCCTTGTCGGTGCCCCGGGCGGCGACGTTATCGCCGTCCGCCGATGTCTGACCGGAGAGGACGTCATTCCGTATGAGGATCTGAGCGTTGCCGATCGGGTCGGCCGCCGCAGCCGCATCCTCGGTGTACTGCGTGCCTCCGCCTACGGCGACGGGCGTGCCGCCGGTATCGAGAAGCGTGACGTATTGGGCGCCGAAGTTCGTGCCTCGAACAGCGACGTTGTCACCATCAGCAGAGGTCAGCCCCGCAGGCGTGTCCTGGCGAACAACGATGGTGGCATTACCGATTGGGTTGGCTGCGGCCGCAGCGTCCTCGGTATATTGCGTCCCGCCACCAACGGCGACGGGCGTGCCGCCGGTATCGAGAAGCGTGACGTATTGAGCGCCGAAATTCGTACCCCGGACGGCGACATTGTCGCCATCGGCGTCCGTGATTGCTGCGGGAGTATCCGTCCGCACGAACAGCGGAACACCGCCGACAGGGTTACCCGAGGCGACTGCATCTTCGGTGTACTCGGTGCCTCCGCCTCCAGCCCCGCCTGCGCCTTCCCACAGTTCCTCGGGGCCGGCCAGGCCGCCGACGTCAACGATGACAACCTGACGAGTCAGGCCGTCACGATCTACTGCTCGGGGGATTGCCTCGGTACCCTGATTGTCGGCCATGGCGCCTCAGTTCGAGGCGAACACCGACACGGAGTACGTGATCGAGTCGGCGTCTCCGTGGACAGGGGCCACCCGCATGCGGGGGACCAGACCGTGCTGGGCGACCGTGTTGGCGCCGGCAGGAATGCGGGGGTCGACTTTCAGCGTGGTCGTGCCGGTGGCGGTGACAGCGGCCGAGGCCAGGAGGTCGAACCACTCGTTGGCGGCCTCATCCCAACCTTGGATCGTGAAGACGACCGAGGGCGTGGCGGCGATGGCCGACACATCGATGCGGATGGTGATGCCGACAGCCGAGCGGGGCGGGCCGAACTCGGTGTCGACCAGTTGAGCAGCGGTGAGCGTGGCCGTGCGTGCGGCCGAGACGAGCAGGACGCCCGCTGCCGGGAGCGTGTCAGCGCCCAGGACCGTGCGGCGGCCCATGTCAGTCTCCGACGAGCAGGACGTCCACGACGAGCGTGGAGAGGTTGGTCGTGTTCGCCACCTCGGCCATCGCTGCGCCGTCGACCGTGGTGTCCACCCAGAAGACCAAGATCTTCTTGTTGGTCCGATCCCAGACGAAGTGGTACCCGCCGGTGAGCGGGGCTCGCTGGCTGAAGAAGACGAAGGCGGGGGTGAAGCCGCACAGCGCCGCCAGGTTCACAGCCTCGCCGTTGGTGGGGTACGAGGAGTCGAACGTGATCGAGTAGACGGCTGTGGGGCGGGCTCCGAGAGCATTGGGTCCGGCCCTGCCCTTCGTGACGCCGGTAGAGACGGTGACGGCCATGGGTCTGAGAGTATCAGGACCCTTCGGTGACCCTGCTCGGCCAGGCGAGGTGGCTCAGCAGACACTTCGAGATGTTCAGCCAGACTTGGTGATCCAGCCAATCTCCCAGCCCTGGATCCAAATGTGCAAACGCCCATTCCCAGGCGAGGGCTTCATCGGCCAGGCTGCCGGCCTCGACGTCGTATTCGTGGAGAATGTGTCCGAACTCGTGCAATCCGACGACGTACTTCGTGGCGGTGCCCGGCCGGGGAATCCACACCATCGGAGCGTGGCCGTTGCAGGCAGCGGCCTCGTCGATAGTGCCGACCCACTCGATCTCGATGCCTTCGGCAAGCGACTGGAGGTGGGTTACGGCCGTGGCGAGGGGGAACCTCACCTCGGCATCATCCCGCCGGGGCCGGCGGCGTTCGCCGGGCCAGGTGGCTGCCCCTGCCGGCGGGACATGATCTCGGCCAGCAGGCGGCCGAGTTCGGCTATCTGCATCTGGTCGTCGGTCTGTGTAAACGCCTGCTGCATCGCCATCTGCTCGGCCGCCCTGGCCTGCGCAGCGGCGTTCATGCCGGCGTCAAAGTCAGCGTCGGACGCACCCGGCCCGAAGCCAGTCTGCATCTGCTGAAGGAGGGCCTGCTGATCGCCCGGCATACCTTGCATGTCGGACGGCATACCTGCTCCGGCCATCTGCGGCAGAGCGCCGCTGGCCTGACCCGGACCGGGCGGAGGGGCTGGTACAGGCATGGGAGGCCCGCCGGGAGGGGCCGCCAGGGGCGGTGTGCCGGCGGGACCCCCCATGCCAGGTGGCCCACCCACCCCCGGGGGCACCGGGGGAGAAGGGGTAGGCGGTGGTTCCATTGCGGTCGGCGGGGCGCCCGGAGGACCCATGGCCCCGGCGCCGGGAGGAGGCGGAGGAGGAGCGCCGAGGCCACCGGCCAACTGATCCATGATGTTAGCAGCACCGGCTGCGGAAGTGCCGGGGATGGCCGGCCGCTTCGGCTTGCCGTCCGAGCCCTTCTTGCGGGTGCCCTCGGAGTTCTTACCCGGGCGGGGCGGGCGAGCCCTACCGCCGGGCTTCTTCGAGGACGCTCGCTTCTTGGACTCGGCCATGGCTGGAGCCTACAGCAGTCAGCGCTTGGGTCGCCTCGACAGGATCCGTTGGACGGTCGCCTCAGCGTCGGACATAGGCGGTGGCAGCGGCATCGGCTGCCCGTCTTCGTAACGCCAGGACATCTCCACCGTCACGGTGACGTGCTCGCCCACGCCCTCCCGAATCACCTGACCCAAGCTGCGGCGAAGGGCGCCGGCCATGAGTTCGTTGGGCGGGCCGGAGACCTTCGCCGTGAAGGTGTAGGTGGTCAGGTCGTCTGCCATGACCTGAGCGTATCAGTTGTCCCGAGCGGAGAGCCCGTCAGCGACGTCCGGGGAGACCTGAGCGATGACAACGGTGTCGGCGCCCTCGATGTCGGCCAGGAGCGGGTTGGCCCAGTTGACGTACGCCTCGAACAGGCTCATGATCGCTGTGGCGCTGGTCATGAGCGAGTTGCCGACGACCGGATTGTACTGGCCGATCATCTGGATCTGGGTCAACAACCGGAGCATCTCGGCGTTGAGCACGTCGTAGAAGTCGGGAATGTTCTCGGGGTTGGTCTGATCAGGCATCGTCATCGTCATCCTCCAGTTGGTTGGGGTCATCGAACAGGCTACCGGCTGGACGGAAGCTATCCCCGCACTCGCAATCTCGGGTGGCTTCGCCGCAACCTTGGCACACCTGGACCACGGGACGACGACGCTCAGCCGGCATCCTCATCGTCCAGGTATGACAACAGGGCCAGGCGTACGTCCAGCACCACGTCCAGGACCTCATCGACACCGACGAAGCTGCGGCCGGCGAAGTCCCGGATGGCCTGGTCGACGACAGCAAGGGCCTTGGCGGTGTCTGGGCTGGCCCAGGTGACCGAAGTGAAGATCTTGTCGTCGGGAGTGGTACGAGACCGAACGTGGTTGCGGTTGGCGCTGGCGATGGCGCTCTGAAAGCGGGCGATCGGGGTGTACTCGGACACGTTACTCGCCACCTTTCTGGACGTAGTTCTTAACGAACTCCTCAGCGTTGACGATGAGAACCTCGTCGATCTCGGCCAGGAGATCGTCCAATTCGGCGAGATGGTCCACGTCCTGGGCGGGCGCTGAAGCCGGTGCGCTTCCATGCTCGCCTCCAGCATCATCGCCCTGTCGCTCCACTCGTCCTCGGTCACGGTGCACCCTCGCTTGTTCGGCCATGATGGATACAGCCTACAGGGTCAGTTCGATGGTGACTTCGGCGGGGTCGATCCACCGCAGTCGCTTGGTGCCGGGGACGAGTTCTATCTCCTTGCGGGCAGTCAGTTCCTTGATGGCGTGCGGCAGCACGGACATCTGGCCGGCGGTGAGGATGGCCTGGAACCGACCCACAGCCAGGCCGTCGTCGCCGTGCCGTTGAAGGATCTGGACCACCCTCTGCTCGACGAACTGCTGGTAGTCCTTGCGATCGTCACGGGCGACAGCCTGGATTCTCGCTCGGTCGGCGTCACGCTGAAGGGTCTTGCGGTGCTCGGACTCCTCCTGGGCCTGGACCTGCTTGCGCACCCAACCCCTGACCAGCGTGGAGGTCTTCAGCAGGGTGGCAGAATGCCGCCAGTCGCTTTCGGTGACCTTGATGCGGCCGTGCAACAGGGCGAGGAGGGCGGCCTGACGCATGGCGATCAGGGTGGCGTGGGCGTCGAACGGGTCGATGATCCGGTCGCCGAACCAGATCTCCTCGCTCCGCTCCTCGATGACGGTGCGCACTGACGAGGGGAACTCGATCTCGCCGGTGCGGTCCCAGTAGGGACGAATCTGGAGGGCGCCCGGCCAGCCTTTCTTGCGGGCTGCACGAACTTCGGGCCGGACGTCCGGGCCGGGGCCGGCGGAGGCCCACACGAAGCGCTGCGGGGTGCCTCCGCCGACCTGGCCGAGGAGGTGGCCGGCGTGCTCGGGCTGGTAGCCGACGACCATGCCGATTGAATAGGAGCGGGGCGGGAGCATGCGGGAGGTGTCACGGTGGGCGTTGCGCTGGCCGAGGACACCGCCGGAGAAAGCGGAACGTATGACCGTGTCGAGCGTGGTGCCGTCACGGGCGCCGAGCCGCTTGAAGACCTCGCCTTCGTCGACGTAGAGGAACAGGTTGTGGTGCTCCTGGACCTTCTGCTTGGTGTCCGGGTCCTTCTCGAAGAACGACTCGATCAGACCCTCGCCGGTGCCGACCGGGATGTCGTCCCGATCCCACAGGTGCTCGGGAGCGGGGAGCAGCATGCGGGCGATGCCGGCACCGGTGGACTTGCCGCCGCCGGAGGGGGCGATCACGGCCACGAAGTAGTTCAGCGGGGACTCCGGGCCGTTGATGCCGGGCAGGACCAGGTCGGCGGCTGTGAAGGCACTGAGGCGGGCCAGGACGGAGTGGAGGACGGCGTCGGGGGCGGTGCGCTTGCTCAGGGCGCCCTGGCGTAGATGCTTCAGGGCGGGGCTGTCGTAGAAGGTCGGCGGCAGGGTCGGGATGGGGGCAGTTTCGGGCAGGTCGTCGAGATGCATGTTTGTTGGCCTCCGGGGGGGTGGCTCTCACGCTCTCCCTTATTATCCCTGGTAGAGAGAGAGTAGTCGGATTAGTTACCCCTGAGTGTATCGGGGTAAGTTTGTACAACCACACACCAACATTTGGAGGGGTCTCGCTAGCGAGAGGGGACCCGACTCGGGCCGGTGGGGGGCCGGTGGCCGGACCGCCCCCCGGGGGGTGGGGCGGGGGGAGGGGGAGGGGGGTGGGGGTACCCCTCACCACAGAAAATAATGAAGGTGCTTCTTCGCATATTTCATAGTGTGCCTTGCCTTGATGCATCATGTATGAGTCAGTCATACGACTCGACAACGCAACGCCTCGACAACCTGCGTTAGCCCTGGTAGTGGATGATAGTTGTACTGGTCAAGTATCGCTGTGCCTCTCAGGCTGGGGTACCTTCTCCTCCACATCCTCACTCGTGACGTGCAACTCCTCGGTTGCAGGTTCAAGGGCTGCTCGATGGGAGTCGTGGACCACCACGGCGTCCTCGATGTCCTGGTCACGACCCCTTTCTGCCCGTGTCAGCGCTGCGCTCAACGCACGCTCCACGGCTTCGTCCAGCGCTGAGCGCACCTTGCCAGTGTCCAAGACCTGCACGCCACGGTCCGCCACCATCGCCAGGCGGGCCAGCATGTCGAGCCCGCCACGGCACTCACGCAGGGCTTTCGTCATCGCATCGGTGGACACCATCCGCACCGGTCGACCCCGTGAATCAGTGCCGATGTCCACTCCAGCCTCGACTACGGCCAGGTGGGCAAGCGCTCGGCGGTAGAGGTCCTGGGCCTGGTGGTGGATCTGACCCGACCGCATCGCCTCCGACTCCGAGGCAAGGTCGACCAACAGCCGAGGTAGATGGCGCTCCTTGTGCCGGCGCAGGGCGTCTCGTTGCAGCCCGTGGTCACGAGCCAGACCAGCCAGCGATGCCAGGCCGCTAGCTAGGCTTTCGTCGATGATGGCACGGTCGAGGTGAGCGCACACGGTGCATTGCATGGGCATACGAGCTACTCCTGCGTGGTGGGTGAGCGGTTCGCTTCAGTCTGCCGCACGGCCACGCACCGCTGCGCTCCACCCACCCCGCACAAAGAGCCAGGTCAGAGGGGTTGACAATCGAGCGGCGTCGTGCGCATGCTTGACGCAAGCCGCCACCCCGATCAGGGCGGCCCGTCCAAGGAGGGCCAGAGCGACCGGGGCGCAGCGAGACCCAGTGGTGTGACCCACGGACCAGTCAGCACAGGCCAAGGCCCAGGACAAGGGGCGGCAGCCAAGGTCACCCGCCACGGCACCCGGAGAGCGAAAGCCCGGGGTGCCGGCTTAGCTGGACGGGTACTCGTTCCTCTCTCCTCAGGGAGCAGGGGCCGATCAACGTGACGCCCTCGCAGGCGGACACGGGCAGGGAACGGGTTAGTCCTCATCCCTGTTCAGCCCCGGCCTAGTGCCTCTCCGGCATCGGTCCCTGCTCCCTGAGGAGCGCCGAAGTTCTTTCGGCGCCTGAGGAGGAGAAACCATGTACAAGATCATTCGATTTCGTTTCAACGAAGACAGCGTCGTCGTGAAGCGGGGACTCACCCTGGAGCAGGCGCTTGCGCACTGCAACGATGAGTCAACGCACGGCGAGGGCTGGTTCGACGGTTTCGAGGAAGACAACGACTAAAGGCCGTGCCCGATACTTTCGACGGTGTCGAGCACACTGCGCCGTTTGGCGCTCAGAGAGGAGAAAGAAATGAGACTGCACACGGACATGCTCGACCGGAGGGACGTGCTGGACGCCTTGTCCCGAGCCCGCAGCGCCGGAAAGGTGACATGGAGCGTAGACTTTACGACGCTCGACTCCAGAGGCTCCCGCAAGCGGGACCATGCGTTCGAGGTTCGCCTGGACGCCGCCGAGGGCGACGGCCACCGCCGCACCAACTCGGGCAACCGGGGAGCCGGCGAGTACTTCGCCGCTACCTACGACGAGTGGGGCTGGTTCATCGCCGCCCTGTTCGTCATGGATCCCGACGCTATCTTCGGCCCATACGACGGGCTGGAGTCGTTCCTGAAGCAAACCAAAGGTGAGTACCAGTACGAGTAAACCGCCCCGTCTAGGGGTCGCCTCCTCCCCTTCAACCGGGAGGAGGCACTGCGCCGTTCGGCGCTAACGAGAGGAGACAAACATGACAACGGCAACGTTCGCAGCCCCTACCGGTCCTGCACTCAACTACGACGGATCGGTACGGGGTCACATCGACCCGACCGCTTATGTCGGCAGGAACGTCTACATCGCCCCAACCGC